CGTAAGCCCAGTCTTGATCGAAAGTGTCGCCACTTCCCTGGCGGTTGACTCGATCCTGAGTGCGAAGTTCGACCGGCTCCGGCGAATCACTCGGCGCATACCGTTGTGAAAATTCTTGGAAGCAGAAGCTGCGATGGCGAATGATCTGGGCGGAGATAGCACGACTCGTCTGAATCTCGACTGTCATCGACGCCTGTTCGAAGATGCTCCAATGGCCATGCCTGATGCAGTAGGCCAGTAGTTTCGGAGCGGTGAGCAGACTCATCTGATTGCTCGGATTGCTGACACGGGCGGCGAACGTGATGAAATCGGACGCGGTCATTGTCCCGTCGCCGACAAGGGGTTTTGTGATAGCTACAAGTTTGACTTTCATGGATACGAATTGGATGCGTTAGAATTGGTTGTGCGTTATCAGGGAATACGCACCCCTCCCTGTTTTGGATTAGAACGGCTTTTCTTCTGGGGCCGTGGCCACAGCAGGCTTCATCGCCTTGATGCGATACGCCTTCTTCTTCTCGCCATTCAGGTCGTACTCTTCAGCGCGAACGACGATTGTAAGCTCAAGACCGATCATCGACTTGAGGAAGTTCGCGTAGCTTCCCTTCTTGCCAAGGAAGTCCACCTCGGTTCCATCCGGCACATTGTGGTTGGTGGCGGCAACCAACTGGTTGACGCGGAACCAGACGTTTTCCTGATTGATGAAACGGTCGGCGATGCTCGATCCGTCTTCGGTTGCGAACGTCACCTTGCAGACCTCGCGGCCCTTGGCGTCGAGCGTTTCCTCGACCTTCATCACGGTGACAGTGTACTCGCCTTCAGCATTGATGTAGCTGCCTCCGGCGTCCTTACGATTGACTTTGAACATAATTGTTAGGCTTCGATTTTGGTTTAGTTTTCCGATTTATTCAGCACCCATTTTGGGCATGAAAGTGTGATGGTTGCCGTGGGATAGGCTGGCCAACTGTCCAGTGCGCGGCACTCATGCAGCGTCGAGATAGCCTTCCTGCGAAGGTTCTCACCGGCCTGAAGCCATTCGGCGTCCAGACGATAGATTCCGATTGCGTATGGTGCTTTGCGTTCAACGGCGACGAAGACGAAGTTCTCCGCGCCGGTCATGGCAAGGTAGTGTGCCGCCTGAATGTGATAGCCGAAGCTCGTCACGGTGCGACTGAAACCCTCGGGTGTCGCGTCGTCGGTCGTCTTCACATCGACGAGGGTATGATCCTCGACCCACATGTCGGGACGCGCTTTGAGAGGTAGGCCAGTCTCCTCATCTTGAGCGAATACCGATGCCTCGATCTTGTTGTCGAGATGCGTGATGTCCCAGAACGGATGGCGACGAACAGAGTTGGCCACGCCCTGCACATCGATGTCTTCAGCATGAGTCAGGTGAATGCGGCTCTTGTGCTGCTCCTTCCACGCTTTGCCTTCCTTCGTCCGACCGTCGATATCCGGCGGAATCACGGCGACAACCTGCGAGTACAGGTGCGGTTCGAGAACAGCGGTATGAATCGCCGTACCAAGCTGCATCGCCTTGCTCGGCTCCTGATGCTCATCCAGCGCGGCTTTGTAATGGGCCGGTGACTTGAGGATCTTGGTCATCATGCTTTTGCTCAGCGCATCAACGGCGTGATACTTCTCGGCTGGCATGTCGAAATTAACGTGGCGGTTTAGAATGTTCATTCGAGTGTGGGAGCTGAGAACGCCTTAGCCTTGGAGATGAAACCATCCGCATCGCTGATGATCATGTTGGCCACCTTGGTGCTGACATCGCGGAAGTTCTGACCTTCCTTGATGAGGTTCTTCGAGACGAGGAACGCGTTGGCGATTTCGGAATGTGGCTCAAGAATCTGCTCTAGCTTCTCGACCAGCGAGAAGGTTGATTCCGGCGTCACATTGACTGTCTGGCGCGTTGGAGTGGGTTGAGCGGGTGCTGATGGGGTGGCGGAGAAGTCGGCCACTTCCTCGGGGGTGTACACGCCAGCGACAACCTCGGGAGCCAGCATGCGGATAGCCTTCGAGATGCAGCGAGCGCGCAGCATGGCCGACGGATCTTTCTGCCAGCCAGATCCTGGCTTTGCGGGTAATAGGCCAGCTTGCTTCGCATCTTCTGCGGTGAATCCGATTTCGCATTCGTTGCCGTCGTACTTCCAAATGCCAATCGCGGCGTTCGAATCGAACTGCTTCCAGATGACCTTGCCGCCGCGAGTCCGGTAACCGGCAAGCATCGCATCCGACCGCATCGTCAACGATCCGTTGACCAGATGAAACTCGCGCTTGAAGTCGAACGGAGTCTTGCGAGTGGCCAGACACTCAAGGGCAATCATGTTCCCCTGCTCATCCTTCTGGCAGTTAAAGACTCCACTCCTGGCAATCCAAGAGCCAAGTTCCTTCACCGCCTCAAGCGATGTCCCGATGCGGGAGTAAAACTCGCCGCTGTCAGGGCTGACCGCAGGTGTCAGCGATTGCGTTTGCGACGGAACTGCCACCGTCAATGTTGCTGCTTGGTTGCTCATAGGTTGTATTCTCTGTCTGCGGTTGTTTGTTTGTCTTCTTTGCGTACGGATTCACAGCTCCGGTCATTGCCCGACTCTCAAGAATCGCCGCGATGTCGGCTTCCGTGAAAAGGATTCGTCGGCCAATTCTCCTGTGCTGGATGCCGTCATTGCGAACGATTCGCCTTAGCGTCTCGGTGCAGATTTGAAGCATCGCTGCTGTGGCCTTGGCCGTATAAACTTTCATTCAAAAATCGACTGCAATCGGGTGTTTAATCAGGGATAAAAATCCAATTAAAAACCCCGTCGCGAATTCTCTTCGCGCACTATTCCCGATTGCAGAAAATTGGTCATCGTTGCGGACGTAGTGTTGCAATTGTCTCAAGTCGTTGCAAGAGGATATTTGAAAATTTTTCGACCTAGTCGTTGTTCGATCCTCTGAAGGTGGGCCACTTGCTCTGGCGTTCCGTTCTGACCGCTGCCATTGAGGAACGTCACACGCTGGTCCATGAGATGATCTTTGCGCCGTTGCCATTCCTTGTCGGATTCGCCGTCGTCGCGTCGGATTGTGTATGGGCCGTGATGGAGTTCCAGGGTGTACGTTTCGGCGTTCGGATTGAACGGCTGACACTCTGGCTTCGGCCCGAAGCCTTCCCAGGTGTCGATGTCGGTGTCCTGATAGGACGAACGCTGCAACGCTTCATCGATCTTGCGTTCATGCTCCTTCAAGGTTTTTTCGATCCGATCAACGCTCTCAGATATTCGCTTGAACATCGTGGCGGTTTTTTCCAACTGTTCTTTCAACACGGATGATTTTTCGGTTTCCATAGTAATCAGTTATTTGTCGGCTAATTCAGGGAACAACTTGGCGAATTCCTCGGACAGTGATGGGCGGTCTGGCTCTGTTGGCTTAACTTCAGCGGGTGGTTCATTGGCCTTCTCCTGCTTCTGACTCCTCCTCCGCTGCCTCGCCTTACGCAGGGCATTGATAGCCTTCCAAAGTTGGGCGATTTCCCGCCGGATATCCGACAGCTTGCGCGATTCAAGATCCTTCTGCGCCTCCTCATCGGACGGCTTCCAGTCGCAACCATGCCAGACCCGTTCGATCCGATCAAAGACCAAGACCTGACTTTTCACGTTCCGCATCGAATTGAACGCGCGGTTCGCCTCGGCAACGCCGCCGCCAATCGTCTCGACGATGTGGGCCAGTAACTCCGACTTTTCGAGGGTCAGGTTGTGCTTCTTGGGCGGCATCTCTCGGAACGTCGCCCTTAGCGTCGAACCATTTGGAAGGTAACTCATGGTGGAAAACAGATAACTCTATTTTGTCCTCTTGTCAACGGAAATCTACCAATGGCTATTTCTTGGTTATCCTTGGTCTACCTAGCTCATCTAAAGATAAGCCTCCCCTTTCTAAAAAAGGGGAGAGGCTTATTCCGAAATCGGAAAGCTTGCTCCCCGCCTTTGAGGGCGGTGACGCTTCCGTTTCGGAATAAGGGTTGGAACGCGTTTGTGTCGCTCAATCGCTCTATCGACATGCTGTTTAATGGAGCGGAAATGCCCCGTAGAGCGATTTTGATGTGCGGATGGCCTGTGGATGCAGTTTGGCGTCTCTCTGCCGCTAGAAGCGAATTTTGAATCTGACCGGTTTTCATGCTTAAGAATAGGGGCAGAATGGCCTACCTCTTAGGTGCGCGGGGTGGATTTGAAAAGTTAGCTGGGTTTTTGGAAAAGTTCTCGCGCAAGTGTTCGATACGCTAACTCGGCGGTTGCCGGTACGACTCCGTTGCCGAGGAGACGAAGTTCGTCGATGCGGCTGTCATGCGCGTGGCATAGCCGCTCGTAATCCGATAGGGATTCCCAGTGGGCATAACCCATCCAACGGGTATCCCCATCAATGTCTCGACCCATCTCGGATTCAGGCGATATGTCGATGACACGGGGTGGTTCCCATTCGCATCGGTTGTCTCCGCCAGGACGGCTCGGCCAAACTCGACCGAATAAACCTTTCTGGCCAACTGATCCTCTCGATTCCGATTCGTCATCGCATACATCCATGCTCCCGGTGAATCCTTCCCATCCCGCGCCGATGCGGTTGGCCAGGATGAAGATTCGCTTCCTGCGATGGGGTGCGCCGACTTCAGACGCTGAGAATATGCCGCTCGCAACGCGGTAATGAAGCCTTTCCAATCTCTCGATGCAGTGTCCGAAAACGCTAGAACCGTCTGGCATTCGCGCGGTGAGCAATCCTTCGACGTTTTCGGCGAAGAGCATTCCCGGCTGCATGATGGCGATTCCATCGGCAATGATGTCGAACAACCATCGCTCGTCATCGACCGCTTTTCGTTGTCCAGCGACACTGACTGGCTGACATGGCCAACCGAATGAGAGAATCCCCCCAGCCATGAGTCGAGTGAAGCTGCTCCAGGGGAAAGTTCGAACGTCCGCGAAAACAGGGGCTGAATCCAGGAGTCCGTTTTCCATTTTCGCAACCAGGTTCGCGATGGCAAATGCTTCCCTCTCGCAGTAAGCGACTGCTCGAAGATTCGGGATACAGCGGCGCAGTCCAAAGCCGATGCCCTCGTATCCTGAGCAAAGACTGACGTAAGGGATGATGGGAGAATGATGACGCATGGATTCATGGCTTGGTCCGCTCGGGCGTGGGATAAACATCATAATCCTCCGGCACTTCGACCGGCACGACGCGGATCCGTCCCTGAGTGTATTCGCCGGGGTTGAGTTCCTTGGCCGTTGCCTCGGCATCCTTGCGCGCGCGGAATTCGAGCGTTTCGAAACGAACGACCCGTTCCTTTAGATCGGACCAGCCAATCGCGCCGGATATCTGAACCTTGAAGCGGGGCGGGGCGAAGAGATTGCGGATCATGGCAGCTTCTCCTCATCAGGGTTGCCTTCGAACGCCGGACAGAGCTTGTCGCCCTGCTCGCGTTCGATGATGAGTTCAAGGATTTGATTGCCGTCCGCGTCCGTGATGGAGCAGATATGCTTATCCTCATCATAAATCGAGAGCGGTGTAACGCCTTCCGTTTCGCATTCGCCGGCGATGATTGCGTTGAACAGATCGACAATCGTCTGGGCGTTGGTTTTGGACTGAATGGTTAGTTTCATTTCTTGGTTAGGTGATGGTTCTCGGTTTGCTCGCGCGTAGAGTTTTCAAGTGCATCCAGTTTTCGCATAACCCGTTTTCCGTACGCGCGTGATGATGATCTTCTAAGGGCTTTTGGCCCACCTTGCCAGAGTCGAGCTAAAGATTCGTCGCTGAGGTGTTTGCCGTAATGCGCGAAATAAGACTCCGCAATGAAGATCGAAACGGCGCGGTTGGTTACCTGTTGGTGCGCGTAGTGCGTCCCCATGATGCGGTTAACGTCGCGGACCATGATCGATTTGATTTGAAGCGCGCCAAGCTCGCCGTGACGGCCTCGGGCATGATCGTTTCCACCGGATTCGACCTGAATGAGGGCGGATAAAAGGAGTGGATGCATGATTTGATGCGCGGATGCGGTTTATTCGTGGGATTTGATGTAGCCGATTCTCAGTGAATCTTCAAACAGCGTTTGCATTGGGGAAGCAATCCGACGCTTCCGCTTGGCTTTCCGCAACGGACGCAAGGTCTTCCTTTACCTTTAATTTTCGCAGGGGTTAATCGGAGTTTTCCGCTCTTTTGCATTTCCGCAATTTTATCCCATGAAAGGCCAAGCGGACGGTTTTCTAGTGCGTCCCTATGCAACGCCAACGTCTCATCCCATGTTGGTTTCGGCTTCAAATCACCTTCAATAAAGCGAACAGGTTTCCCGTTGGCTTGTAGCATGGTTTTCATTGCTGGCCTTTCGCCTTGGCGATTACCTCGCGCGCGTAGTCCAGATCCTCGTCGTCGGCCATGGGGTGCACCAGGCGTTCGAGGGCGGAGAGAAGATCGGGGGCGGAGGCGATTAAATGGGCGGCGGCAGGGTCGAAAGTCTTCGCGTAATGGTTTCCCTGATTCGTGATGATGACGAAAAAGTCGTCAACTTGCGTGATTTTGAGCGGAAAAGGGCCGGGGGTATGGGTTTTCATTCGTAGATGTTTTCGGTTTCGGGGGTTTCGGCGGTGACGATGCGCGTCGTTTCGAGGAATTCGGACAGTTCGCCAAACTCATCGCGCGCGGCGAGGGCTGCGTTCCGCGTGGGGAATAGACAGGTTTCATAGGTCTGGCCGTCGTCGGATGATTCGCGGAGGTCTGACCAGCCGCCGGTTGAGGTTGAGAGTTGGATTTTGTAGCGCATGGGATTTAGGCTTTGACGGTGTACTCAGACGCGAAACGAATGCCTTCCGCGCGGCCTGATTCGGAGCCGCCTAGCTCTAGGCTTTCTGTCAGCGAATCGGGAGCTTGACGGCTCCAAGCGTTCCAGTGATTCCGCGCGTCGCAATGCGGGATGCCGCAGTCGCGGTGCAGGACATGCGCGAAGGAGGAGAAAAAGTCGTCGCGAACCTCGCTGACCTGATCGTCCATTCCGATTTCACGCATCAAGTCAGCCTCAAGGCGTGAAAGGCGCATGTTGGGGAGAATGCGTTCCACGACGAAAACTTGCGCGTCGGCCCAGAGTTCAGGTCCTGCGTTGGTTCTGACGTACAGACTGAGGTCGTCGAACAGATAGAAGCGCGTCGCGTCAGGCCTTGGGTCGTCCTGAAATGCTTCGCGCAGATTGTCGGCGAACGGCTCGAATGAGGTTTCAACAAGTTGTTGCTCCTCGTCCGTCAGGCGCGCGTCCATGGAATACCTGTTGTGCAGGTAGGCGCGGACCGCTTGCGGTAGATCATGCGCGTCGAATGCGCGGACGGCGGGGTCGAAGAATTGAATTTCGTGGATGATTTCGTGAATGGTTTTCATTGGATTAATTGCTGCGGATAGATTGGCCTACCCTTTCGCACCAGGCTTTCGGCATGATGCGCGTAGGGTGGGTCAGGCTAAGTTGAAATGCGCGCGAAAGTCCGCGTAGTCGTAACACAAGTCCGTCGCGAAGCGGTAAACACCAATGTCTTCCGCCCCGTCCGCGCGTCTGATCGTGACGAACTGCCACTTTTCGGCATGCATGATGAAAGGATCTTCGAAGGAACGGAGGCGGATGAATTCAAGGACTTTCATTGGATTGGATGCGTTAGGTTTAGGTTTAGAAAGAGCAGCACCCGCAACACGGCGCATCCTCGCAGCGGCCGCGCGCATTGCGCGTGCCTGTCCAACCGGAGGAGAGTTTGACGCACACAAGGCCGGAATTCTCAGGCATGCGGCCGGTGCATGCATTGCAGTCTATGCGCCATGCGCGGTTGCGCTTGGTGACGGTGCCAAGGCCAGTCGGAACGTATTCGTGGCATTGGACGCATTGGCCAGGATATCGGTTGATCATTGGATGCTTTGGATTGGATGCTTTGGATTGGAGACTAAAGACACGTTGCAGACTACCGTTTCCGATAGCCTGACACGTTGCTTTAACCCACCACGAATCCGCTTGTATCGGACTTTGCTTTTCCCTTGGCTGTCAGGCCGACGACGACACCCTTAGGATCTAGGAATCGAAGGTCGTTTTCGTCTCCGTTGATGACCTTGAATCCGTTCCAATGCGTCGGCAGCACTTTGCTGCGAAAGACTACCGCCACGTTGCCACCACGCTTCAAGACCTCGAGACATTGGGTTTCGTTGGTTTCGGAACGGGAAAACGTGAGACTATAGTTTGACGGGAGTTTGCCATCTAGGAAGGAAACCATGCGTTGGAAGCTCTTCGTGTAATCGTAGAAACGGGTCGTCTTGAAAGCTTGAATGACCGTATACCGTTCCCAACCGATATCCGACGTACCGTTTAATCGGATGACCGGAGTCATTTTCTTGGCCTTGGCCTTTCGGATGACCGACGTGACATTTTCTTTCAGCGTGGCCAAGAATGTTTCGCGGTCTTTGACGTAGTGTGCGGTCTTCGCGATACGGGCCTTTTGGACGGAGTTAAAAGCGCCACGACCAGCGTAGTATAGGCAAAGGTTGTCACAAGCGACGGACGCATTAGGACAGACATTGATGAGGCCGGATAGTTTTCCCGGCGCAAGATAAAGGATGCCTGTCAGGTAGCCACGTTTCTGGCCTTTGATGGTCTTTGCGTTGGTGTCGATGGATAGGAGGGATTTCATTGGATTAGTGGTTAGGGGTAAAACCGAGTGTCGTTTCTAGATATGCTTGGAATAGGACAAAAGCGATGATTACAGCTGCAATGGCGATGCGTTTCAGGGTGGAGCGTTTCATGGATTAGATAGCGCGTTGACGTCTCCGAAACGAGCGGGAGCGGGAGCGAAAACGAGGTTGAGAACCCAAAGTCCTTCGTCTTCGTCACCTTCGATTCGTTGGTCGTCCCCGAAGATAGTGACACGATTGGGAAAACCGTCCCAATCCACGTCCATGAAACGGGAGCGTAGGAAGGCGATTGCTGCGTCAACGCTTTCGAATGAGATAGGGACGTCAACGGGGAGGCCGGTTGCGACGCTATCGGCCACTGCGGTGAGGATTCGATGGGATTCGGTTTGCATGACAGGGTGAGTTTTTGGGCTTAGAGGTTTCCGATAAAAATCGTCCAAGAGTGAACATCCACCACATTTTGAGTCGAAAACTTGATGCATGAATACTTTTCAGTTTCGACTACATAGTCCCAACCTTCGGAAGATTCGGGCAATTCGTTGATGATGCCATAGCTTACGGAATAGATGCTTCCGATGCTAATCTGGACGCATACCCGCTTGCCAAGGGAAGGGGCAATGAGATTGCGGATTTCTTTGGACCGCTCAATGAGTTCGATGGTGTTGATTTTCATTGGCTTAGAACTTGATGGTTACTCCGTGTCCAGCGTTCCGGAACGCATCAACACCAACCGGGCCTGACACCGTGTTGAAGAGCTTACGCAACGCTTGTTTGGTGTTGAGCTTCAGAATCTCCCCGTCGACGTGAACGCTGAACCGGGGAAATCCGTTGCGCTTGGCGTCGGAATCGGAGTTTTCAACCGCGAAAGCTTCGAGTTCGGCAATGTCCAGATAGACCATTCCGTCGGCGGTTTTGGCGGTTTTCAGAGTGAATTTCATGGCGTGAGTTGTTCGTTTTGGCGCTGCTGACGGGGAGAGAATGCGACGGAATCCGATTCCGTGCAAACTTTTTTCAACTTTTTTTTGAAACCTGGTTGAAGCCCATGGGGTGGAAAAAACTGGCGGAAAACTGGCGTTGCCGACATCTACCTTGCCAAGCAAAGTACCTTGCATGACAGAAAACCAATGGAACCAAGCAAAAGCTCTTTACCTGTCAGGTAAGACGTGGAAAGCGATTGGAGCGGAGTTAAAGCTAAATTTCGCAACGCTGACAAGCAAGGCGAGCAAGGAAGGAATCACCAAGGTGAAGCGGGAAATGCGAAACACTATTTCCTCAAAGGAAAGTGTTTCATTGGAAAGTCTGTCTGCGCTTGTCCGCTCTAAGCTCGCGGCTGATGCCGCCAGCACGTTGGAAAGGATCGATAGCTACGCATTGGACGGGATAAAGGACGAAAGCGTGAGAGAGACTATCCTTGGAAGCGTGGCGAAGCGTAGTGCGTTGGTATTCGGATGGAGCGAACAAGGGGAACAAGCGTCCGTCTCAATCAATCTACTCGGATCGATGCCTGACAGAATCGCGGAGGTGCAAGTCGTGAGCGAATCCGAAACCAAGTGAATATAACAGTGTTTGTGCAGCATTAGCTGTCTAATAGATTGGATTAGATTAGCTAATGACAGAAAAGGATTGTTTTCGGCCGGGGAATAGGCGATGGGGACTGGCAGGGTGGCCCCCCTTTTGCGGGTGGGCTTCGTTTACGATACCCCCCTCAAAAATTTTCCGCCTTTTTGACCATGTTAAATAAAATCAAAATTGGTCAAAGTATTTCTCTATCAACAGCGGAGCGTAAGCTCGCCCATTTCGTAGCCAAGAATCGAAATGGTAAGAATCGATATTTCAATGTGGTGAACCTGAAGATCAGCGCGGAAGATCCGCATACGGTCGATCTTGAGGGGATTTGTGGTGAGCTGGCTTTCTGCAAGCTGTTCAATGTTTATCCTGATCTGGATACGGATCGTAATCCTCCGCATCCGCTCTACGACGCGCTTGTCCCGCCACCACCGGGATTTAGCATCGATGTGAAAACGACCAAGTATGACAATGGAAAGCTATTGGTCGATGCGCGCAAAGGATCGAAAACCGACGGGGTGGATTTCTACGCTCTGATGACGGGAACCTTCCCAGGTCCGTACACATTCCGTGGAGTCATCGCGAAGGAGCATATCATTCAACCTCACAAACTTGGCCTACTTTGTGGATACAAGAGCTACATGGCAGAGCAGTCGGAGCTGACCGATGAGTTTGAGGCCAATTACTAATTGTGATTGACACTTTAGTCACCCTTATGCGTCAGTGCGCGTAACGACCTTAAGCAATGCGGAGGCTTGGTCAGCCATCGCAAAACCGTCTAAGCGGCAATGACACTCCGCAGGTAGCAGGTTGGATAATCAGCCACCGTGTGGTGGATAGATGGCCAACCATAACGCAGATAACGTCGGTTAATTTCATAATCTCATGGCTTGTCCTAATGTCTTCAACGCCTTCGCGGTGGCTACCGAGTCGCTCGCTCAGGACGTTTATAAACGCGCCTCGTACCGCTCGATGTGGCTCAACATGATCGAGCGCGGCGAGTATCCCCAGGGTACTGGTCTGACCCAGACCTCGTTCACCACCACCTCCATCGAGCCGACTGCGGCTGAGGAGTGGTCGGCCATCACGCTCGCCAGCGGCAATCCCGGCGATAACGCTGGCGCTTGCGATGTCACCTACAACGACGTTCCGGTCGGCTACAATGCCGTTACCTGGAGTCCTGAGCGTTTCGCCCTCAAAGGTCCGCTCTTGTGTAAGGATGATCTGACCTTCGATCATCGCGTCGAGGCGTTCTTGCGTGTGTACTTGGAGAAGCTCTCCATCCGCGCGCAGCGTTCTTGGGAAACCCGTTACCAGAACATGTTCGCCAAGTATGCCATCAAGGCTGTGGCCGACTCGTCCTTCACTCAGGTTGAGACGATTCCGTCTGGCGTGAATGAGCTGCCCTGGATTCAGACCGGCTCCGTTGGTCAGGCGCTCAATCAGTCCACCTCCGAGCTTACGCAGGAGATGCTCGATGTGGCTGCTGCCACCCTGATCCGTAACGGTGCTACCAATCCTGATAGCTCTGGCTTCATCAGCTACAGCAGCGACGGCCCGGTGTTCCCGCTCTACATCGGTCTGGAGGCTTCGCAGCGCATCGCTCAGAACAACCCCGCGTTCCGTGAGGATCTGCGTCAGGCTGATATGGGCAGCGGCAGCGGCGCTGAGTTGCTCAAGCGCATTGGTGCGAACCGGGTCATCAAGAACTTCCGGCACGTTCCGAATCTGTTCCCGCCCCGCTTCACCTACGCTGGCGGCAAGTACACGCTGGTTCAGCCGTTCACCAGCGCCAATGGCACTAAGGGTACGGTGTTCAGCGTCAACTCGAGCTGGACGACCGCCCCGTACGAGGCTGCGTTCGTTGTCACCCCGTATGTGTTCAAGTCGCACATCGTGCGTCCTGTGAACCGTGTTGGTGATTTGAGCTGGATGCCGACCAACTACATGGGCGAGTGGCAGTGGGTGACTGGCGCGTACAAGCTCGATGTGGATTGCGCCGATCCTCTGGAGAAGAAGGGTCAGCACTACGCTGAGTTCATTCACGCGCCCGAGCCGATTTTCACGAATCAGGGCATGACGATCATCTTCCGTCGTTGCACCG